AAACTCGACGCCGACGTCACCGTCGGTGAGGGGCAGTTGGTGGTAAACGGTAAATCCATCACCGTGTTCAGCGAACGCGACCCAGCCAACATCCCATGGCGTCAGCGTGAAGTCGATATTGTCATTGAAGCAACCGGCTTCTTCACTGAACGTGACAAGGCGGCGGTGCATATCCACAGCGGTGGCGCAAAACGAGTGATTATCTCCGCCCCTGGTAAGAACGATGATTTAACCATCGTGATGGGCGTTAACGATCACCTCTACTCTGCGGATAAACACTTTGTCGTCAGCAACGGTAGCTGCACCACTAACGGTCTTGCACCTGCCGCACAGGTTTTGCACCAACATTTCGGCATTAAGCATGGTTTGATGAATACCACCCACGCCTATACCAACAGCCAGGCGCTGCACGACCAGCCGGAAAAAGATCTTCGTGGTGCCCGCGCCGCTGCATTGTCGATTGTGCCCTACTCCAGCGGTGCCGCGAAGGCGCTTGGCAAAGTCATCCCGGAGCTGGATGGTCGCTTAACCGGTTACTCGCTGCGCGTACCGGTTCCGGTGGTGTCCATTGTTGATCTGACCGTAACGCTTGAGCGGGATGTAACAGCAGAGGAGGTCAATAATGCGTTTCGTGACGCCGCTGCGACAGGGCCACTGAAAGGGCTCCTCGGCTATAGCGATGAACCGCTTGTCTCAAGCGACTATCAGGGTGATCCGCGCTCATCCATCATCGACGGCCTGTCAACGCTGGTGATTGGCGGCAATATGGTCAAAATTCTGGCGTGGTACGACAACGAATGGGGATTCTCTAATCGCCTCGTCGACCTGGCACTGCTAATGGCAAGGCACGAACGTTAATCCCCTGCTCTCACACTCTCTCTAAATCCACGCCAGGCGTGGATTTTTTTATATCTGTTACGTGTTTGTCGCAGTGACAATCGCCCACAACGTCACGTCCCCCATTTTTAGTCGTCACCTAACGATGCTGCTGGGGTGACGCGTTTAAAAAAATTAGCGATAACCCGACAAAATAATAAATCGCCAGCACTTTAACGGTCAGTTTATTAATCAGACAGTTGCGACCATAATAAAATGAGTAATGCGATCTTATTTGAGGATTCCGGCATGATCACCTTTTATCAACTTACAGCCACCCGTCTGCATGGTGAGCCCGTCTCTATGGCCGACTACGCTGGCAAACTGGTTCTGGTGGTCAATACTGCCAGCCATTGTGGCTTCACGCCGCAATATGCAGGCCTCGAAGCGCTTTACAAGAAGTACGCCGCGCAGGGTCTGGTGGTGCTTGGTTTCCCCTGCAACCAGTTCGGTAATCAGGAGCCCGGCGGGGCCGACGACATCTCGCAAACCTGTCACATCAACTACGGTGTGAGCTTCCCGATATTTGAGAAAGTGGAAGTCAACGGTGCGGCTACGCATCCGGTGTTTCGTTACCTGAAAAACGAATTACCCGGGGTGCTGGGTGGGCGTATCAAGTGGAATTTCACTAAGTTCCTGATCGGGCGTGACGGCAAACCGCTCAAGCGTTTTGCGCCGTTCACTACCCCTGAGAAAATAGAAACCGCGATCCTTGCTGCGCTTAAAGTCTGAGCGCACCTGTCATTCAAACCATCCCCATTATGCCCCCAGCGCACTGTCTGAATAAAAAACACGCTGCAAAATCAACAAAATATAATCAACTTGCTTAATTACTCTGCAATTACACAGGAAAAAAACAATCAGTTGTAAACTCAAATACATACATATAAATCAGTAAGATAAGAAATTGCAGGGACAGTTAATAGTGGGATATAGCAGCTATTAATGTGTCCCTTTTCATGTCCCTGCCCCTAAAAATGCCCCCAAATCTGCCCCTAAAATCACGCCCTCAAGTGTGGTAAAACCGCTCCATAACCACACAGTTCATTCATTCCTCTCATTTACATATTCCCATAGTTCATTTCGAGCCATCCCACATTGTTCAGTCTTCGAGTTGTTGTTTGCCTATCTTTTGCACATCACATTCTCATCACCGATTTAATCATCCGTACTTATGACCTTCAACTAATCAAATCTCACGTGAAAACAGTGTCCACTCTTACGACTGCTTAGTGCCAGAAGCGGACATCGACGAGACATAGTTTATGCTCGTTAGCAGGGAGTCGGTCAGTAGACCTCTTCTTGGATACTCGGGTAGTTCGTTATATGTTTTGCATGCCATTACTTGGCACACAATCTTCTCCGGAGGTTCGGACTGACCGCACCCGCCGTAAAAACAGCATTTACAGCCTCAACTACACCCACGGTGCTCGCTATAGTGTACTAGCTCAGTGTCTGCCATTACTGTTCTGCGACTGCAGAAGTCATCTATAAGGAAATACAGATTATGCTGTTTAACTGGAAAGAACTTACCACACCCATTGTGACCGTCACTGCGGTCTGGCTCGGGGCCAAACTCGCGTTAAGTAATGATATGCGTAAGAAAGTGCTAGAGCTCGAAACTACCAGGTTGGAGCGGTTGGCATTTGAGTGCGACAGCTGTGTGAACAATCTGCACATGAACTGCATGAGGATCTATAAAATTATTGAAGATTTATCCGGGGAATATACCAAGAGAATCACCTTGGCGGAGGTTACCCAATGCCTGAAAAAATCAGCTGAAGCAGGAACAGTAATCGATACTAAAGCTGGACAACAATTTCAGAATACGCTGGAACTTCACCGTCAGGCCGACTTTGAAGAATGGAAAATACTCATCCTTCCACTGCTACTACATATTAACAAGGTACTTGCCTCCCCATCGCTGGCCAACGATGACTGTACGAAAGAACTCAGCCGCCTTTACTGGAAGCCAGAGCAAGCAAAAAGCTACAATGAAGAACTTGCCGTGCTGGCAGGTCCATTGCCTAGCTATCGGCAACAGCTGTTTAAACGCATCGCCGATGATTACCAAGCATTACTGCACCCCGCACCGCTTAATATATGGGTGATTAAACGTAAAACTTGCCACTCAATCCGGGATTTCTTCAAATACATCCCGTTAGCGTCGCGAAATAATATGCGGCAATGATATCAGTTTTATTGGCAGCGTTTCACTAATAGTCTACCTGCAATACGACGGTACCTCATGGTTATTTACCAAAGCATGACTCTGTCAGGCTAGCTTTCTAATGTAGTACTTATGTAAATAAACCCGTTTTAGTTCGATGCATTTTTTGAGATCCAGGCCAAATAATGGTGTTGTCGGTATTCCTCGGGTGTCATATTTTTCAGTGATTCATACGGGATACTTACACTTAGTTCACATTTACGACGCAGAGACGTAAATCATATGGATGATGATTATGACATTTATACATAATCCACAAACAATCCACCCAGTACAAAATACTGAATCTTTAGATACTCAGGAATTCAATGAGCTGATAACAGAGTTATCCGAACTGGGCTTTACGCATAGCTCGGAGGTTTCTGAATATATTGTTAAGAATAATCTTGGCAATAAGTATAAAAATATATCTGGGATTCTACAGATGACGAAACATGGCGATAAATGGTCGTTCGATGGAGGTTTTCCTCCAGATGTTTATGGACGATTATGCCGAAAGCTGAAACTTAAAAATAAAGGTTCACAATCTCGTCCGGGGAAATTTACTCCATATAAAAGCGTCAAGTAATCGGTGGTCGTTGATACGTCGATGAATAAGCTACAACTGCGAAATACTTATCATCAGCACTGATCGTAACTGGCGGTCCATCCCGATAAAGTCGGAGGAGCCGAACGTCCTCAGAGTGCCAGATGCGGACGTTTACTTGGTATTTCGCCCAATTAAGCCAGCCTCTCTATCTCTCGTACCACACAGATCGCTATGTGTTGGATTGTCAGTTTAACTACATCTAATGCTCTGATATTTCAGATGGTTTGAAAGTCCATTACCAGCAAGACGCTGATTGGTTAACTAGCGGACGGTTTGGTGATGGTAGGTGTAAGCGAGTCCTGCCAAATGGCTATTAAAGGGATTGCGATTATCGTGGCGTTCATTATCGATCATATGCAAAATCGCATGCAGCAGAAGGCGGTAGTGGTGGCGTAGAAGGTGGTGATGGAGGGGAAATAGTACCGCTAATTGTGCCTCTGTGAGGTGTGATAACATCAAAAATCCACTGCAAAATGCAACATATAAAACCAGTCCAGTAATGAGAACTTAATTCTCACCCTACTAATTTTGGTAGCCAAAAAAATAGCAATATTATGTAGATTAGAACAAAAATAAGTCTACTCTGGTAGTCATTGTTTTGAGCAGCGTGGTGATGTTTATCTGCTTGAAATTTAATCGATTAATTCTGATTTGAGATTGTTTCTCGCAAGGATATGGCTATGGCAAAGGCAAAAACTCCAACAAAACTGATCAAAGGCAATATATTTGAATTCTATGTACCTAAAATATACGGAACAAAGCCAAGACCTAAAAAGATAACGGACAAAAAAGACCCAACCAAAAAGGTTTATGATAAAAGCAAACCAGCATTTTTTTTAAAGAATTCTTTTACGAAGACGACAAATATTCCATTCGGAAGTAGTTCTAAAAAAAATCTCTCAGTGCGCTATCCTGCATTATTACTACCTCAAATTGTCCATGCTGCGCTTGAGTGTGGGTACGGTCGTAAAGGAATGTGGTCCTCTCACCTTCTTCTAAATCATAAAGAGTCACTTGAACTTTCATCCTATTTACTCAAAAGATTATTAATGGTAGCCTCATGCATCAAAGTTGATAAAAATGATGCTTATTTTACACAAGAATTTTATTCAAAAATAGAACCTTCAGAAAAAGTTGCAATATCATTTATAGTAGGTGGTATAGGGAGTTTTATTTCGGCGTATCATTGGCTTGCTGCTGCGGGTGAAAAAATTAATGTTATGTTACATACCAGTATTTATACTAAAGGCTTGTATCCTTTTGTAATAACAAATCCTTTAAACACTAAAAAGTCGCCCGACTATCTTATTGAGTCTGACAGTGGAGAATGGCATGTTTTTGAAAGTAAAGGTGGCACAGATGGTGGGCGTAATAAAAGGATTCAGGAAGGTTTACTTCAGCTTGGGGAAATAACCCACCTTGCATGGGGTTCACCTGCTTTTACTCTAAAGAAAGTGCAAACAAATGTATGTACACACACGTGTATTGATGCTGGCAGTCCTTTGAAGGTGCTAGCCTATGATCCTCCAGGTGAGAATACCGAAGAAGTGAAAGCCATCATTCTTGATGAAGCCGTTTGCAAGCTACTTAAAATCGTTGAAAGTTTGGATCAATTCCATGTGCTTGGTACAGAATTGAGTACCGAAGATGGCTGGGGATGGAAGATGGTGCCGCAGATAAAAAACTTACGGGTGGCTCTACCATCTCAATACTTCGATCTTGAAGAGGAGCTTAGAACAAGCCTGGGATTATATTTTCTTGCAATTGAAAGTGTAGATAAATATAAAAATAGAGTGCAGTGGCCGGCAGATCTTACCATCCATAACATTGTCAAAAAAATAACCGCGTATAAATTCGAAGGTAAAAAACATGTTATGGCGGAGAAGTTTTTTAGTTTTATTTCAGAACTAAATGAAACGGAAGAGTCCACTACTTTCATTACGATTTGCCGCCAATATCTGAATTTTGATGAAATATTAAATGAATTCATTGCTGTATTGCAGGCGCTTATTATTCAAGCAAATTTATCACCATCCCCCCACAATGAAATTAAAAAAACTGATGTTTTGACCTCGAGCGGAATGTTAATCAGGGAAGTTAATGAAGTAGAGTAATATATTATGATATTAACTAGGGTGGGTATCAACTATATCTTACCCATCCTACACATTTGCATAAATCAGTTTCCAGCACATTACGCGCCGCCGGGTAGTAGGTTATCTGCTCACCGAAAACCCTGATCAACTGTCGGCCCTGATAAGGTTGATCTGCTGGCACCAGTAACACGCTGTCACCGGCGGCAACGCTGACCGGCCCCACGGTATCCTGCACAAGCTGTGACTCCCGGCAGAACTCGATAGCCGTTTCAACGATCGCGCGGCGGATCATAAAATCTAGCGCGCCGGAAATCGATTCCCGCACCAGGGGATACAGCGCGTCAGGTGATGCCAGCGAGATCATTACGCGTCCCCTTCTGCCGCCAGTTTTGCACGTAGTGCGTCACGGACACGCAGACGGAAGTCATCCACTTTTTCCTGGGCGGACTGCTGCGGGATGTCCAGTTCTGCGCCTTCCACCAGGGTACGCAGCTGTGCGGCAGTAAATTTGCCGATATCACCGTAGTCGCCGCAGTTCATATCGCGGCGCTTACGCTCTTCTGCTTCTCGCAATAGTGCCGCTTCACTGGCTTGGCGAGCCGCTTCTGATGCCTGCGACTCACGATCCCGCCACTCCTGAAGATTTTGAGCTTCAATCCACACGGTCGGATGCTGAAGCATACGCTGGGCAATATCCGCCGGAGTCGGTACTGATTTACCGCGCGGGAACAACAGATGACTGCCGGTCAGCGTGTCTCGCTTGATGCGTTTGGGTCCGATGTAGACCAGATCAATCTTATCCATCACAGCGTACCTTCGTAGATGTAGAAGATTTCCAGCACCAGATCGCCGGTAGCTGCCGCGCCGGTCACCTGAACAGATACATCGGTGTTTTCGGTGGTTTCTTCCAGAACACAACGGGTATGAGTAGTATCCGCTGCGGAAAAGTCATCAACGGAGGTAACTACCGCGCCGCCAATGAGCAGATGAAGACCAGCCCCTTCGCCCAGACCTGAACTGGAATACAGTAATGCCGTCGTTAGCTGAGCACCCGGTGGCAGACTGAAGATATCGACTACCGTATCCACCGCCGTGGCATTAAACGTATATTTCGCAATCGCGACTGACTGGTTACCGTGCGACCCCTGATAAACAGGCCGGTTATAAGACGATGCCTGAATCGTTGGCATAACGAGCTCCTGATAAAAGAGCGGGCAGCAATGCCGCCCGAAGAAAGGAAGACGCCTACAGCGTCGGGTTGTTGGTCTGGGAAACAGCGGTATCCACGCAGATAGTCCCGAAATCCTGCACGTAACCGTCTTTGCCACGGAAGCGGATTTTCTTCAGACCGTTGATCCAGCGGATGGAGGTTTCAGTGGTATTACCGTGGTCCACCTTTTCGGTGTGCTGCTGGAACGGGCTACCCCATTCACCGGAACCATAGGCATTGGCGATCGCCTGACCGCCAAGCAGAACGGCGCGGTCCACCATTGTTGTGGTGGTGACGATTTTGGTCGTCGCGTCTTTGTCGTTATTACAGACAGTGACGTTTGAACCCGAGTTAAAGCGTACCGGCATGCCGCTGTACTGGCGGACCAGAATGTTACGCCACATGGCGGTATCACCTTTGAAGATTGGATGATTGAAGCCTTTGGAACGGTTGATTGCCGCAGCCGCCATCATCTGCCAATCCTTACCACTGGTAGAGGTGTACCAGTCATTCCACTGACGCGGCGTGACGAACATAACGTAATACGGGGAGTCACCTGACATTTCGTCGGCAGCCAGCTTGATCGGTGCCAGAGGGTGCGCCATTTCGCTGAGATACAGGGACAGATTGTCCACCACATCCAGCGTAAACAGATCCGCAGAATCCAGCGTTTCGAGGCTGGTGGCATCCCCGCCGTACATCTGGCGGCCATAGGTCGGCGGATTCACATCATTGACCATAATTTCCGCAAACTCCGCGTCGTCTGCCAGCGGAACGATGATATCGTCAGCGGTCACGTCACCGCGCGCGCCCATCATCTGTACGGTACAGATCTGATCCGCCAGGTCGTTGTAATACGTCCCCAGTAGCGTGCGCGCCGTCTTGCCCAGATTGTGCTTGGTGCGTTTCTGCGACATACGGCCACCGGCGTTAACCATGTGACGACCCTGGTTGATCTTCAGACCAAACGTGGACTGTTCGAGGTTTTCACCGCGGCCTTCCAGTTTTTTATCGCCCATCGTCGGACGTTTGTTCAGCTTGAAGAAGATATCAACATCCACTTCATCGCCAGCCTGGCGGGTTAAATCGGTCACGCGGACAACCGGCGCATGCGGACTGGACTGCTCTGCGCTGCGTTTGCCGTTGTCGCCCTGCGCATTTTTTGGGGCGTTCTCTGTCAGCATATTGACGAATGAACGGTTGCGGTTAGCTGCGACAAACAGCGCGGCCTGCAGAACCTTATTCGCCTGAGCCGAGGTTACTGTGGTCATATCCTGATTCCATTAAAGAGAAACCCGCCGGTTGGCGGGTTGTCAGATGTCCAGACTCGACAGCAGCGATTCAATTTCAGCATCACTCATCGATGCCATTGAACCCAGCAGATCATTTCCGGACTTCGCCGCAATCTGGGCGGCTCTGTCCGTGGAAGGTGCTGTTACTGTCGAACCAATATCGGAAGGTGAACCCGGCAACGTGGCAGCGGCTGCCGCGACCGCTTTGTCTGCCTGCGCTGCAATAGTTGCCTGGTCCTGCACCGGAGCCTCGCCAAAGGCGGCCTTAACCCGGCGCTCCACTTCCTGAAAGCGTTGTACGAGAGATTTTCCAGCGAATGCCGGGTCTTTTTGCAGTCGCCCGTCGATGACCAGCGCCATATCCCAGCGATCCTGATCACCGCTGCGCCAGCCATCGAGTTCCGGCAACTGCATTAATGCCAAATCAACCGCACTAGCCCCCGCTGGCGGAACACTGGCCGGTGCCGCCGCCGTGGGGCTAGTGGTTAATGCACTGATTTGTCGGGTAAGAGCCTGCAGGTGTTTACCGAGTGCGGGATATTCTTCCATCAACTCCTTCAACTGCTCATCATTCAGCCCGGAATCATCAAGAAGACTGGCATCCACACCGGCATCCACTGCCCGTTGTTTCAGGTCGTTCAGTTCCTTTTCGAGCTGCGTGGCCTTCGCAGCATCGACAGACAACTGTTGTGCACGCTCTTCCGCCTGCCGAGCCCGCTCGCGAGTGGCTTCCAGCACGTCATACGGAATAGTATGCACACCGTCTTTAGCAAGAATTACCGGCTTACTGCTCTCTACCGCCTTATCACCCTCGCCCGGCGTCGGCGGCTGCACTGCCTGTCCACTATCCGCCGGTTTCGGTTCGGCTGCGGCTGGCTGCGGTTTATCGCCCGTCTGGATGGTAGTCGGTGCAGGCACTGGGTTAGGCTTGTCCTCCGGGTTGAGGTCATCAATGATCTCCTCATCCGGTTCAGCCTCGATCTGTTCCAGCTTTGCCTCTAACTCTTCTAAAGTCTCGGACCCTGTAAATTCAACGTTACTCATATCTCACCTTTGCCTGTGTCGTCGGCTAACGAAAAGTACATACAAAAAAGCCGCTCCCGGAGGAACGGCTTTGCTGTGATGCACTTAGGAAGGGAGCCCGGCGCGCTCCGGGCGGCGTAAAAACGCAAAAACCCGCTCAAAGGCGGGTTAAAGAGGCAATACTGCTATTTTGGGGATTTTCATACTGAGATGACTAATTGTCAAGTTTACGAATTCATCTACACTCTCTATGAAGCACAGCAAATGGCAAATGCATCCATCAAATATTTTTGATTTAACAAAACATCATTAATATGCGGAGCTATTATGAGAACATTAATTTATTTAATACTATTTACACTATTTTCCTCTTCAGCATATGCGGATTTAGATTGTAAAAATCCAAACAGGACCAAGTACATTTCCAAAGCAAAAATTTCATCCCCCATAACAACTTTAGGGCAAGGGGTGAAGATATGGTCAGATGGCAAACTCATAGATATTCCAGACTTAAGACCGGAATGTTTACCCATACCACTAAGATATAATAACCCTGGCGCGCTTAAAACCCCTTCAAAAGGACCATGGCAAGGTCAGATTAATAAAGACAAATATGGACATGCAGTTTTTGATAGCATGGAAAATGGTATCAAAGCATGGATGACATGGA